CCATGCTTGACAATCGAGATCATATTCGTACTGCCTTTCAAGCATGTGTAATATTTTGTTTCTAAAACTACTGATTCTCCGCTTGCTATTGTTCCAAGGAACTGAAGCCAAACACCGTTATTCTGATTCCTAATAATCGGATTGTTGAGCGGTCCTTCTAAGGTAATAACCATTGCTGTGATTGGTGCAGAACCTTCATTGGCATGCGTCCACGCAAAGGGTGAGGAAGTAACCATCTTGGTAGTGGCACTCTTTACGGTTCCATAAAAGAAAGGATCGGCCAATTCTAATTCCAGGGCAAATTTGGCATATCCGGGGTTTTTTCTGACGAAATTTATCTCTGAACAAAGCTCGGCTTTTGCCTGCCTGGTTTCTCCGTTCCTCATAGTGCGTACAAGTGCATGAAGCCCCGGATTGCCAATCGCCTTCAAGAACGCATCGATATTTTCATCCAGATTAGCTCTGTTCGTTCCTTTTATCCACATGGAAAGGACGACTTTTCTACTGTCAAATCTTTTCTTGATCCACCTCTTGCCATGCTGAAATGGCACTTGCAGGTCAGATCCTCTGTATTTGGGAATTCCAATACCCTCGATTACCTCCTCAACAGCCCGTTTTCCCCTAGAGGTAAGAGCGAATCCGTTAAACGTCCAATTCTCAGCCACTTATATGCACCTCCTACACCAAACCGTAGGAATGCTTCAGTAAGGTAGTTCGTACACTGTCTGAAGCCAGCTCCGGCTTTGGATTATTGATTACTATTTCATAATTGTTTACTGCGTTCCCGGTCTGTTTTTCAGCTCCCGCTCCATTTGTGATCGGCGCAGACCTGCTGACCGCGTCGACATCTATATTCAGACCGTCAAACTCTGTTGGGATAACTTTTTTCATATCTTCTTCAACCAATTTCATGGCATCGGCAAAGCCTACTCCGATTCCCATACCCATATTTGTGCCGATGCCAGCGAATACAGTAGAAGGAGAGTGTATGCCCAGCAGATTTTTGGCACCATCCACTATGCCGGAAAAGAACCCGCTGATATTATCGCTAATCCAGCTCCCCATGGATTTGATGCCTTCCCAAAGTCCAGAAACGATGTTCTTTCCGATTTCAAAAACCGAACCGACCGCTTTCCCCAGACCCGTCACGATCGCCGCTATAATCTCCGGCAGCCGGACAACCAGTTGTGGGATCGCCTGGATCAAACCGATTGCAAGCTGGACGGTAAGCTGTATTCCCATAGATATGATGGCGGGGAGATTGTTTGTAAGGAAATTGATGATCGTTGTAATGATCTGTGGTAGCGCTTCCATAAGTTGTGGAAGGGCATTCAGGAGTCCTTCTGCCAGACCTTGAATAATGGCGAAAGCAGCTTCGAGGATTTTATCCATGTTGTCGAGAAGCACCTGAACAATCAGGAGAATAGCTTGTACGATGGATGGGATGAGCTCAGGCAGAGCCTCAGCGATGCCCAATGCCAGAGCCACAATCATTTGTATGGCAGCTTCAATGATGGCGGGCAAATTGTCGACGATTCCCTGCACCAAAGTCAGCACAAGTTGCAGCGCACCTTCAGTAAGGGCGGGAAGAGCGCCAATCAAGCCTTCCAAAAGAGTCATCACAATAGAAGACGCACACTCAACGATAGTTGGCAGGTTTTCGATAAGGGCACTCCCAATAGCCATGACAATGTCCATGCCGACCTGGATGATCTTTGGTAAATTCTCCATGATCATGTCAACAAGGCCGCCTACCGTATTCCCGATGACCTCGCTGATTTTGTCGAAGTCATCACCAGCATCAATGAGGCCCGTTGTAAATTCGCCAAGAAGGGTCGTGCCATCATCTGCCAAGGTCTGAAGTTGCGGTAGAAGAACGGTTCCCATTACACGTTTTGCCGCTTCCGAGCCTTGTTTAAGCCTCTGAACGGAATCGTCAAACTGTCCGAGCTTCTGAATGCTTTCTTCACTGAGGACTGCACCCATGCGTTTGGCTTCGTCGGTTAATGCCGCCATGCCCTCGCTGCCTTGAGCGATGAGGGGATTTAAGTCCTGCGCGCTTTTACCGAGGATCTGCATGGCAAGGGCATCACGCTCGGTTTCATTTGTGACTTTACCAAGTGCGTCGATGACCTCCCAATAAACCTGTTCGCCGTTACGCAGTTCTCCATGGGCATCCGTCACGCTTACACCCAGCTTGGCATAGGCTTTGGCGGCTGCACCTGTTCCCTCACGAGCGCTGGACATGGACTTGATTTGTTTGGACATTGAAGAGGTCAGGGTATCCAACGACACATCCACAAGATCGGCTGCGTAACTATATGCCTGGAGGCTTTCCACGCTCATGCCGGTAACCGTGGATTGGGTCAGCATTTCGTCTGCATAGGCAGCCGCTTCAACTGTCATATCTACGAGTGCTTTTCCTGCACTGATAGCGGCGGTGCCGATGGCTGCAAATGCAACGCCCATCGCAATACCGATTCCCTTGACTACGGAGCCGAGCTTTTCAATCTTGCCTCCGGCTGAGTCCGCGTCCTTGCCGGTCTTTTCAAGCTCGTCTCCAAACTGATCCGCTTGTTTTTCAGCCGCATTAAACTCATCGGCGACGCTATCCAGGGCTTTTTCGTTGCCCTTCAGTTCACGTTCCATACCGTTGAGCTCTGCCTTTGCGTTATTGAGTTGAACAGCCCAGGCTTGCGTACGTCGGTCATTTTCTCCAAACGAAGAGGAGGCGTTCTCGAGTGCCTTGCGCAGAGTTTCTATTTTGTCCTTCTGGGCATCGATTTGTTTGTTCAGAACCTCATTTTTTGAGGTGAGGGACTGGACGCCGTTTTCGTTTTTTCCGAACTCAGACTCGACCAATTTCATCTCCGAGCCGAGTACTTTAAACGACTGATTAATGTCAGAGAGAGCTTTCTTAAACTCTTTTTCGCCCTCAACGCCAATTTTCAAACCGAAGTTATCATATCCCATAAGTACAGTTATCCTCCTAACTCCCTGCGGGCTTAGTAAAATTCATGATTATTAAACAATTTGCTCGGATAACTTTCTTGGGTGTTTTAATCATTACCGAGGTTTTATAGTCTCTAATCTGCTATTTAGTGATATAAAGGCATTAAAACAGCGTGTTTTTCACCTTTGGCGGTGTATTTCTCTTGTAATAGTTATCCGAGGAACTGTACCGAGAATTGCTGATATTAAGCCGTTTTTCGGCAGGAAGGAGGATAACTTTACAAATGGGATATGATAACTTATCCTACATCTCGGATAAATTATCCGCCATGTTCCCACCACCTCCTTAGATTCCGTTTGGTATAATTTCATCGATGTAACGCTCACGTACTGCCTTCGCGAGTCCGTTGAACTGTTTGTAAATCTCCCACTGGTCGAGCAAATGACCGATTGGCATCAGCCAGGTCTCCTGCTCAGACCGGTGGAGGAGGGAAACGCCATAAAAAATCAGTCGGGCAAACAACTCTTCATCGCTTACCCGACCTGTGCGTTTTTTGAGGGTTCATCCTCGCTCTCCACGTTTCGCTTTGTGCCTTTGTACATGGCATCCATGATGGCATTTTTGTAATCCGCCAGTTCAAAAGGAGAGGTCAATAGTTCAACTGTATCCTCCGTAAGGAGATCTCGCTTCTTCGACGGATTTTGAAGATTGTGGACCAGTACCGACTGGTTGGCGAGCAGTGTGATGAGCCACACCACCTCATCCAGAGCCATCTCAAAGTTTTCACTCTTCATCAGTTTTTCGCCTAAATTAGAAAGACCGCCATATCTCTTGGCGATCTCCTTTGTGGCCTTGGTGGTGAGGAGCATTTCATATTGCTGACCACCAATTTCAATGCTTGCGCTTCTTTCGTTATCCATCTGACTTCCCTCCATTACGGTGTTACCGTGAATACAGGCTCATAAACCTGCGCATACCAGCCGGTGAGAACAGAAGCCGGAACACTCGCATCGTCCTCATTGACTTCGGATTTCCACGGGTGCTTGCCGTTTCCGTCGAGTTTATTTCTTCGCACCACTGTCCCCTCAATGGTCGGGGTGGAGAAGGTGATGCTATCGCCTTTAGTGGCGAGGTTGGTTGCCGGGATGCCGAAGACCACACGGTAAAGCCAGAAATAGCGGTATTTCCCGTTTGCCTTTTTCGCTCTGAAGCCAACTGCCACTGGAGTTCCACCATCCTCGCTGCTGGAAACCACGACATGGTTGTCATCAAGCTTTGCTCCAGTCAAATCTTCCGCTGCCGTCACGCCGATATCGTCAATACCAAGGGAAAGGGTGCCGCTTTTGAATTCTTTTACAATTTCTGCAGGACCATCGTCGGCATAAAGTGTTGCTTCCGCAAGTTCTACGGACAAGTCTGCTTTCATCGCTTTCGCAAGTTGTAAGGGAGTGCCATAGGTTTCATTCCCGCTGGAATCTTCAGTGATTTTGGCATAGTAGAGTTTATCTAATCCGATTGTTGCCATTGGTTATTCCTCCAATTCGTAATTTTTTGCCACATCGATGGCGTAGTGGTGATAGCCGGTATCATCCTCATGTCCGATATACCGGCGGTCTGTTATTGTGAAATCCGCGTCTATTAGGCTGCGGACAATTTGGTTTTTAAGCGCCATGTAATTTCCCTTGTCAAATAGAGAAACCCGTGTCTCCTGTGTTTCATAACGTGGGTTATCGTCGGTGTAAAGTTCAAAGGTATCCGCCATCGGGGTGATTACAGCGTAACGGTCTGGAGCAGCCTCAGAAAACACGCCCGTTTCTACTGGGAGGAGTGGAGAGAGGAGCGTATTTAGTTCACTTAATAGGCTCATATTTTCTCAACCTCCTTTTCAAAGGCCGAAACCATCGCGTCGACACAGGCTTTTTTACTTGCTGATTTAGCAGGCTTCAGAAAAGGTTTTGGCGGCTGGCCATGCTTGCCATATTCCAAAACACCCGCAATCATGGCGTTGCTTTTCCCATCCTGGCGCGGCTCGGAAAAACCGACTTTGACGTTAAAATTACCGTCCTTATCCTGTCTTGCTGAAGAGACACCAAGCGCTGAGACAAGCTCTCCGGTGGAGCGGCTTTCTCCCTTGGTGCCTTTGCCGATGATGCTTTGAAGGTTGCTTTTCACCTTTTCTTCCACAACCTCGCCGCCCGCTTTCAGTACATGGGGGATAATTTCATCGGTTTTCTCCCCTAGCCGGGACAGCTTCATCAGGAAGTCCTCCGGCATTTTAAATGTAGCCTTAGCCACTGGAGATCACCTCCTTGGCAAGCACCTCAAGATACATCCCGCGTCCTTTGACATCTTCAATTGAGGTGATTTCAAAGCGGTTGTCCTTGCTCACGAGAACCATTGCAGTCGTAACGGTCACATTAGGGATACGGCGAAAACGGAAAAGGTCGGTGGCTTCAGAGAATGTAGACCTATTAGCCCATTTCTCATTACCATGCCGACCTTCCCGATAAGCCCTGACGGAAGTCACGATATTATCAATTTCCGTTCTAAAGCCTTCTGAATCCTTTCCGGTCACTCGCTCAATGATGTCGATAAAGGTGTTCATCTTTCCGTAGCTCATGATCACACCTTCCAATCTCGGTCAAGTCTCATAAGAAGATTGACCGTATTCCATACCTGCTGCCCAGCCTGCACGTTGTCAGCAAAAAAGCCACCTGTGCTGCCATCCCTTGATTCATAGAAATGGGAAGACAGCATAATGATGGCTTGCTCCGTGGTAGGGGGCATGGGATTATCAGTATAGAAATTCTCAGATAGATGCTGATAGCTCTCGGCATACCTGACGGCAGCGGTGATGTACAGCTGCAGGAGCTCATCGTCCGCCGAGTGTTCAAGAATGAGGTTTGCTTTGACTTTTTCAAGTAGTGTCATGCCGCCACCGTCCTTTCTTTATTCCTAACTGTCTGCTGCCATCAGTCCGGCAGCCTTTAGTTTCGCCAAAAGCGCATTGAAATCAACGACGAGTCCGGCAATAGTTGTAGCGGTTGAGTCTGGCTGGTTTTCAGCCGGAGTGAACTGAGAAGGAAGCCCTGTTACCGAGGCTCCTTCCTTGATTTCCAGCGTACCGCCAATGACGGTTTTTTCACCGCCTTGCTCGGTATAGTTCTTCGCGTTATAGCTCATGGTGCACCTCCGTTATGCTTTCTGCTGGAGTACCTTGATAGACTCCGGCAGAATCAGTTTTCCATCGACGCGTTGAGTTGCGACAAAGCCAACCTGGCCGGTGGCTGCATAGAGCTCATTGAGTCTTTTGAATACGCGTCCCTGACGGTCGGCTACCCAGTAGTAGCTGAAATCGCCAAACACGATGGTCTTAGCAGTCGCAGCAATGGAGGGAACATAGGCGGAGGTGTAGAGTGGACGGTTCAAAATGGTGTCAGGAGTGCCAGCCTGAAGAGAAGGCTGCCAGAGGTATTGCCCCTGACCATCCTTGAGTTTACGAATGGCTTTGACCGTGGCATCATTCATGACGAACACAGCCTTGTTTCGGTAAGACGCCTTAAGCGAATAGAACAGGTCGAGCACCTCATCAATGGTTATGGCTGTGGCGCTTGCCGTGGTCACGCCGAGTTGCGCGCCTCCGGTAGCCGCAAGGATGCCGGTAGGTTTTCCGGAACCGTCGCCGGTGAAGAATGCGTCCTCTTCTTTGTTTCCGATACGTCTGGCGAATTCTTTGGAAATGTACGTCTCAAGGTTGAATACACTGTCGTTAAGCAGCTCCTCAGAAACCTTGATCATTGTCCCAAGTTTGTAAGCGCCAATGGAAACCTGGCCGAAGCTATCGTCGCTATCAGGAATGGCACCTTCCTCGTCAATCCAGGAGGCTGTGCCCTTGGATGCCACGACCGGGATTTTGCGGTCGCCGGAAGAGGTAGTGATCACCTTTGCAAGCCTTCTGAAAATGTTCTCATCATTGAGGGCTTCCACAAGGGTGCGCTCGAATTCATCAGGAACGAGATAACCGCCCTCGGTGTCGGTGCCGATCTGCAGTGCGTTTCGAATGACTGGATCAAGGCCTTCGCCAGCACGGGCACGCATTGCATTCCAGAATGCCTTTCTATACTCGTCGGATGCTCTGCCGCTTCTAGTCTCCATGCCCGGAAGATTAGGTCTGCCCGTAAGAGGTGTGTTCAGGGGCTTTGAAAGCTCACGGTCGAGTGTTTCCTGCTTTTCCAGACGGTCGATTTCTTTACCAAGAGCGACCACATCGGTTTCCATCTTGTCGTAGGTTGCAGTATCTTCGGGAGAAACTAATCCATCTGTGCCACGTTTGGTGTTGAGGAAAGCTTTAGCTGCTTCCCAGGAGTTTGCGCGTTTCTCACGCAGTTCAAGAATTTTGTTCATTGTATTTTCCTCCTCAAATTTAGTGTTGAATCAAAGAGAGCCGCTTCTCCAGCGACTCAACGGGTGTACCTGCTTGTTGTTTAGGCAGCTTAGGCTTTACCTTGTCCAGAAGAGAGTTGGTAACGGCTCTGCGGCTGAAGGCATAGGTGAAATCCTCGGTCTGTAGTCGTTTCTTTTCGTCCTCTAGGATGCCATCTGCAAAACCAAGCTCGTTAGCTTTCTTTGCGTTGAGCCAGGTTTCCGCATCCATCAGGTGGGACAGCTTTGCCCGTGACTGTCCTGTTTTGATCTCGTAGGCATTGATAATACTTTCTTTAACCTCCGAGAGCAGGGCGATGGCCTTTTGCATTTCCTCGCTATCGCCGATGGCTACGGTCAGCGGGTTATGCACCATCATGAGGGCAGTCGGTGCCATCAGCACCGTCGTTCCTGCCATAGCGATTACTGAAGCAGCAGATGCGGCAATGCCATCAATCTTCACGGTTACCTTGCCTTTGTAATCCATGAGCATGGCATAGATCTGACTTGCCGCGATGCAATCGCCACCTGGAGAGTTGAGCCAAATAACAATGTCAC